GGATCGAGGGCTGGTACAACCGTCAGCGCCTGCACTCGGCCAACGGATTCCTCGCCCCTGTGACCTGGGAGAACGCCCAGTTGGCTGCATGACTTGATGTACGTGGAAACGAGGCAGGGTCAGCGGGCGCAACTCACCCCAGCGCTCCTGCGCACGTCTGCGCTTCGTCGGCCCTGCGGTTGGCCAGCCCCTGCACGAAGACTTTTCTTCTCGTCTTCGGGTCGGCGACATAGCTCCATACGAGCGAACCGTCGTCTCCCCTCGCGATACGTTGGCAACCTCTGGCCCACTCGCCCCGGTTCCATGCCTGCATTGCCCCACTGCCGCACGTCGCGGCCGGCCCGAAATTCCACGCATGCGAAGAGGCCATGTCCCAGACGACCTGGTTCGGACTGCGCTTGAAGCACGGCGCCAGGCGTTGCTGCATCTGGATGACGGCGGCCCGCTCCTCAGCCTCGCATCGTTCTTCGGTCCAGCGCTCGCCAACGATGATGGGCGTGCGGGTGACGTGCTTTGTCAGGCCGTTGCAGACCGTGGGGATGTTGCCCGCCAACTTGTCGGGGTAGACGACCAGCACCCGGGCCCGGCCGGACTCCCACCGCTGCAGGAACGCCATCAGCTCGGGGCTGGCGGCCTGCAGCGCAACCCCGGCCACCATGATCACGCCAGCGCCAACGGCCGCACGCTGCTTTGTCGTCAAAGAAGACATCAGTCGTCCTCCGCCAGCGGCGCGAGGTCAGAATCAGAGCGCCCCAGCCGCTTGATGCTGTCCAGGCGAGCCTGTAGCAGCGCTTCAGCGCGTCGATCCGACTTGGCCTTGTAGTACCAGTTCACGAGGAAGCCCGCGACCGCCACGAGCATCCCGATCAGGACGGCCGCCTCGTTGGATGCGATCCAGCCGAGAACCATGGACGCCGCGCCGGCATACGTAGATTTCGACGCCACGCTGGCGGTGGCGATTTCAGCGGCTTCAGTTTTCATCTGGGCATCCCCTCAAACATCGATCAGCACGACCGTCATGTCGGGCGCCTCGCCCTCGATGACGCCGTCACGAATAAACACCTTCTGGCCGACCGTCGCCGCGCCACGGACTGTCAGCACGCCCCCGCCAGGAAGTTCCACAGTCGCCACGTCGCCATTGATGGAAGCCACCTCGCCGATCTGCAGCGGCCGCGGCGGCAGGAGATCGAGAAACGCGCGATAAAGGTTGGTCGCCATGCTCAGGCCTCCTCGAGGTGCGTTTCCAAGGTGATGGATTGGCGAAGCGCAGGTCTTTGCCAGTCCACTGACGTGCTGCGCACAAGGCCAAGGTATTCATCGCCCCCGTCGACGTAGCGCACGAACTGACCCGGCACGATGATGCCGGTCTCAGGGAGGACCTGCGTGCGAAGGCTGACCATCACCTGCTGGCCTGTGTTTGCCAGTTCAGGCAGGCCGCGCTGTCGAGCGCCGTCGACGTGAGTGATGAGCGAATGCGTCACCATCGGAGCCACGATGTCGCCGGCAGTACCGCTGCGGGTCACCTGTCCGATCACGCCGTCGGATGTGGCGCCGGTGACGAACACTCGGTTGTACTGGGGCCTGGTGATCCACTCGATGCCCTCCACCACCACGGCGGCCGAGGGCAGTTCGAAGTCTGGGGTGACATCGCCCCACTCCCACGGGGCAACCGGGTAGCGCGGCAGGATGCGCAGCGTGGCGTCGGTGCGGTGCGGCTGCACTATGGCGCCGGCCGCGCCGGCGATGTCCTGCACACCAGCGATATAGCTGCCCTGCAGCGCCCAAGTGCCGGCCGGCACGAGCCAGTCGGTGAGACCGAATTCCACATCCCAGCCAATGCCCACACCGTTGAGCGTCAAGACCTTGGCCATGAGCTGCTGGACGGTCAGCGCCGAATCGCCGACGTGGTTGAGCACCGGCGCATAGGGCGCATCGAGCACGGCCGCCCTGCCCCGGCCGCTGACGCGGATCTCGGAACTGGCGAAACGGCGCTGGCGGCTGTAGCTTTCCACGCAGAGCCGATAGCCCACGCCGTTGATGGACGCCAGCACGTCGACCGGAACGCCGCCCGTCGGCTCGATCATGGACAGGGCGCCGCCTGGAAGCGTGGCGGACCATTGCCATGTCCAAGAGTCCGCGTCCAGGCTCATGCTGAACGCCTTGGCCGGGATCTCATCCCCGCCCGGCACGCGGGTCAGGATCAGCGAGTTCTGCACGAGATAAACCCTTCGAACCGGCACGACAACCGTAGCATCAGGCTCCGGGCCTGGCCCGTCGTGACGTTCACATACGAAGATGAGATGCCCACTGTCGTCCCACATCGCCTCGAAAGTGAGGTGCGCATCGGGCAGGTAGCACGGCTCCTTCGGCTCGGGCCCGGGCTTGATCCAGATCCCCGGCAGCGGCGGGATGGCGTCCTGGTAGCGCACGCCCCATCGGCCGCCCAGTGGCAATGCGGGGCTGATCCATGTGGCGACGCCTGCCAGCAGCAAGCGCGCGTCCTGAAGGCGCTGGCAGGCCAGCACGAATGCCTGCAGAGCGTCGTCGACGCGGCTGCGAGCCGACGTGCCCAGGGCCACCGCATCCTGCAGGCGCGTGCCGCGCAGGAGGTCGCGCCGCAGGTTGTCCTGCCACCTGGTGCGCGCGTCGGCGCCGACGGGCAGCGCGTCCTGCAGCCGGCCCACGGTCCACGCGGCCACGCGCGGCGCATCGCTCCACCAGCTGGCGACGTCGGCCTGCAGCGGCAGGGTGTCAGCCCAGCGGCTGGACGTGACGGCCTGGCGGCGCTGGCCGTCCTGCAGCCGGCTGGCAACCGCCGCCGGTAGGTCATCAGCATCCTGGAAGCGGCCCGCCACGGTGCCCACGACAGGCCGGCTTGTGTTGGAGCGGTATTCGAGCCCGCCGGACAGGCTCGGCCTGGCCAGCGCGACGGTGCCGCCCAGCAGCAGGCCGAGTGCCACACCGCCGGCGACGGTCGGCCGCACCAGCGTGAGCACACCGTCAATGACGGCATCGCCGGCAACGTCCTCCGACCCGCCGAACGTGAGGTGTGCATCTGAGGCAGGCGGACGCGAGAAGGTGAGATGTGCCACATCAAGCGAACTTCAGCTCATTGAGCAGCACGCGCGCGCCGGCGAAGAGGCGTGTCGGGTTCGACGGGTCGCTGCCGGTGATCTTCATGGCGCCGCCGCCGGCGGGGCCGCTCACGTCGCCGCCACCCAGCAACACGTTGGCGCCGTTGTACAGCTCGAAGCCATCGGCATCGCCCTGCACCATCACCAGGTCGCCGGCGAGGTTGTCCTGCTGGAGCACCAGTTCGTGGTCGACCAGCATCGTGGCCGGCTTGGCGAAGACCACCGTCACCAGCGCCGTCGCCCCCTGGAAGACGATCGCATAGGCGTTGCCGGCGTCGGCATCGAGGATGCCGTCGATGCCGCCGGACAGCATGGCGTCGTCCAGGGCCTGGGTGGCGATGAACGTCACGGCATGGGCTCCGGCGTCAGGTTGTCGGCGATCACGGCGCGGTGTTTGTGCTCGTGGTCGTAGGCGATGACGGTGTACCGATCGTTGACGTCGATCCAGTCGAAGCTGTACGCGCCGGTCTCGGCGTCGCTCCAGGTCTCGCGCAGGTACATGCCGTCTCGGTCGCGGTACAAACGCACCCGTCGGCGCGTCGGAAAGTTGCTCGGGCTGCCCTTGATGTCGACCACGTCGGCGATGCGGCCCGCGCCGTGGCCTTGGTTCTCTCGAAAGTCGTCACCCCTGATCCATCGACCGCCGAGGCTCGATCGGGACTCAATGAGCAAGTGCGTCATCGCCACGGTCCCGTGATGTCAAAGAGCGCCGCCCCTGTGTTGAAAGTTGAAGGGGCAGTGTTTGGGTTAGTGGCCGCAAGCGTGTTGACGACAAGCAGCGTGCGCCCCGCAAGTTCCTCCGAGCCGTCCAACGTGTCCCCGTTGGTCAGCAACCCATACGCGCCCGACTGCGGAATGGAGTAAATGCCAGGCAGGTCAGCACGAGGTGCCCCACCGGCATTTGCGCTCAGCAGGGGCAGGAAGCGCCGGGAAATCACTAGGCGGCCGTCCACGTCGCTGATGCCACCCAGATCCCCTGTGATGCCCGAGTAGCAGGCCGGCCCTGCGCTGCCGGTGTAAGAGCGGCTGCTGATGATCTGCGCTCCCGCCACACCGGATACTGCACGCGCAAGAGCGACCCCCGAATTCGTAGTGGCGGTTGAATTTGCGGACGAGGACAAGCAGCCTGTCGCTGAGTACCCGGTAGTGATGGAGCCGGATGCGTTGTAGCCCACGAAAGTGCTGTGGATGTCGCCGATAGGGGTTCTGGCGATCGGATCACCGAAGCCGTTGACCACTCCACCCACGGGTGCGCCATAGGAATAGGGTGAACACCAGAAGTAGAAAACCCTCCCATCGCTCACCACCGTCCATTTCACGGCGCTCGAGTTCGCCGCGCCGGACTTCCACCACCAGCCTCCCCCGCTGACCTGCGCGCCGGTGGGGAATGGACCGGAGCCCGTATCCACGTCGCTCATCGACTCGTAGCCCACCACGCGCGCGTTCTGCGCCGCCGAGTCGTCGATGCGCAGCACCTGCCCGTGCCGCTCGGGGCTGAGCGAACGCAGCACGCCCTTGTTGGTGGTGCTGAAGAGCCACTCCCAGCCGGCCGGCGCCATCTTCATCGAGATCGTGCCGGTGTAGGTGCCGTCGGGCAGATCCGTCGCCCAGGTGGCGGTGAGGCTGCTGGGTCGGCTGACGATCTTCTGCTCGCCGTTCGCGTCGGCGTAGCCGGTCGGTCCACCCGTCACACCGGAGATCAGCACCACGCTGTGCGGCAGGGCTGCGAAGGTGCCGCTCGACCAGGTGGCGGTCATCACACCGCCGCTCGCCTCCAGCGATGCGAGCGTGACGGCGTTGAAGCCATCGACCAGGCAGGCGCCCAGCAACGCGATCAGCGAACCCGCGGTGCCGTTGAGCACCGGAGCATTGGGCATGTCGCTCGTGAAGAACTTGACGGAGGTGTCGACAGGGGAAGCCATGTGTCAGGTCAGATGGGGTTGTCCACACCGCCGCGCACGAGCAGCTCGAACTGGTAGTCGCCGGCACCGGCCGGACCCTGCTGGATGGTCTGGACCACCCATACCGGCGCGATCGAGCCCACGGTGTTGATTCGAACGATGTTTCCGTTGACCCACCCCACGCCCCAGCCCAGTTCGGGGATCGTGAAGTACGGCTCACCGGTGACCGGGTTGATCGGCGAGGTGTCGCTGTTGATGTTGCCGACGCCGATCACGCCCAGGTGCTCGCCGACGATGCGGAAAGCGGTGGTGCTGGTGAACTGCAGGGCCCAACGCTCGGTGACGGCGCCGGCGTTGGAGACGGTGATGGGGTGATCCGTCTCGTTGTAGGTGCCCGTGGCGGCGTTGCCCACCAGCACGTCCGAGAAGGTGGTCCCGTCCCAGCTCTGCTGATCGAACACCAGCGACGTGCGCGCCTGCATGTCGCCGAACTGCAGCGCGCTGGCCACGTAGCTGCCCACCGGGAAGACATGGGTGAGCGGCTGCACGAAGGTCAGCGTGCCGTCGATCTGCACATCGCGCACCAGCACCAGGTCCTCAATGCGGTGCTCCACGCGCACCGGCTGGCTGTAGCCCGTAACGTCGTCCCAGGTGACGATGCCGTTCTCCAGGTCGACGCTGTAGCCGGTGTGAATGGTCAGCCCGTCGTTGCCGATCACGCGCACCCGCGACAGCCGCGTGCGGCCGCAGTCGACAGTCCCCTCGTTGACAGCCGTGGCAGGCGTAGTCATCGCAGCGTGGCCGACCACGACCGGCTCCCCGGGCTTGAAGATCGGCACCCGGCCGTCGGTGGGCAGGCGCGTCGGGTCGATGCCCAGCAGCGCGGCGTTGATCGGCAGGTGGGTGTAGGCGCCCGCGTTGAAGCGCAGCGTCTCCTGCCGTATCAGGTCGATGTAGCAGTCGTCAACGCCCGAGATGCCGAGCCAGGACAGGTCGACCTGCGTCTGTCCCGCCGCGCCCGAGGGCGACACACCGACCAGCGTGCCGACGCCCGTGGTGTAGTTGATCTTGCCCTTGACGCGCGTGCCGTTGATGAGGCCGTTGCCGTCCGCCACCAGGTTGAAGGTGGTGCCGTCCTGCATCGTCCCGAGGATGGAGAAGCTGCCGGTCTTCAGCGGTGCCGTGGGCACGCGGAAGGTGATCGCGTAGGTGGTGAAGGGCGTGTCCGCACCATTGATCGGCGCCGCAGCGATGCCGCGCCAGTCCGACACCTCGGGCGAGCCGCCCGAATCCCAGGCCGTCAGCCGCACCTGGCCCTGGGCCGGCGTCATGCTGCCGACCACCGTGCCGTTGCCGGTGACGGGCGACGGGTTGATCTGGACGGTGCCGTCGGACTTGACCAGGTAGTCCTGCGAGCCTCGCCGGAAGCGCGCGCCGGCCAGCGTGAAGGCGTTGGCGACGTTGGTCTTCAGGTGCAACTCGTCCAGGTCGCCGGTCAGCACGTCCGAGCCCGATGCACCGGTGGAGTAGCTGGCCGAGCCCGAGGCGGCGACGGAGAGGTCCAGCGCCAGCGTGGTGCTTCCCGCGATGAAGGCGAAGGGCACCAGCTTCTTGGCGTTGCCGGTGGGCGAGTAGGGAATCAGGATGTCCGCCATGTCAGACCACCTCGAAGTTCATCCACGGGGCGGTTTCGACCTCGTCCATGAGCAGGTAGACGTTGTCCCAGGCCGCCAGCTCGGCAGCCACCGCCGTGGGCAAGGTGACGGAGCCGCTCAGGGTGAAGGTGCCGGCGCTGTAGTTGACCGTGCCGACGGCCACCGTGCGGTCCCCGAAGTGCGCGCGCAGGTTGCCTGCGCCGTCATCGGTGACACGGATCGAGCGCGCGCCGCCCCAGTTGACCCAGCCGGTCAGGAGGTACTGACCCTTGACCTGGGCGTCGAGCACCATGTCGATCGAACCGGGCGTGATGTCGGTGGCACCGAAGCTGCCGCTGCCCGAGGCGATGACAGCCGTTCCGGTGGCCTTGACCCGACTGCCGACGGTGACGGTCATCAGGGTGCCCGGCGCGGGCAGCACGTTGGGGCTGACCCGGATCACGCCGCGCGCATAGTTGACGGAGCCGGTGGCGTCGCCCGTGAGGTGTCCGCTGCCGTCGTCCGTGGCGGTGCGGGTGCCCGTGCCGGACTCGTGCGGCCAGGTGA